GTTGATGTCAGTCCAAGGCACTACGCCTTGCTGTGAAACGGCTGCCGTTAGGCCGGGACTATTTGCACTGGTACTCCCGCGACTTTCCGAAGTAGCATCCGGCTGGCTGCAGGGATATTTGTCGATAAGGAATCCGCCGAGGAGCAAGTCCTGTGGCGGGAAGGCTCCGCCGTCCCAAATTCCTGCCGGAACGCGGAACTTGGGGATGTAAATCATGTCGGAGACGACGGTTACCCCGGTACCGTCGGCCTTCGAGTTATGCACCACGCGGACCTCCCGGGTGCCCGCAGCGATACGGTCTCGAAGTGCCGCCAGAGATAGCTTGCTGACGTTGGGCATTTATTCCACCTCCCGTAAGGGAAATACCACGATGTCCACCTCGTTGAGGTCGAGAGGCCTTTCGACAATCTCCGTCACGGGCTGGCCATGCTCGTCCACCCGGCCCGTGGGCTCGTGCTCAAACCGGCGCTCGGGCAGGATCGCCTCGGCCAGCAGCCAGTAGTGGTCGCGGTTGAGATCCGTGCTAAGGCTCCCGTCCGTCTCAAGATAGAGCCGGAACGGACCGCCCTGGAAGGGCGTCAGGTCCACCGTTCCGCCGGCGCACCGCCCGCCAGGGAAGTCGAAGGGCGCGACCACGAGGCGCCCGAGAACGCCCTCGTCAATACTAACGGCTCCGTTAGGCCGTTCCGGATCGTACTGCAAAATCGGCATCACTTAGTCCCTCCCTGCGTTACGTGATAAGCTGGTACCTGAAGCTGCCCGTGAAGCCACCGGTGTTGTACACCGTGAAGGCGTTGGCAGCCTTGGAGATGTAGACGTCGCCCAGGTCGCCGCCCGTGTCGCCGAGCGGCATCACGTTGACTATGTAGTTGGTGTGGCCGAGGTTATGGGTGATGGTGCGACCGCTGGTCGAATTGAAGGTGCTTTCTCCCTGGAGCGTCTGGGTTTCGAGCGCGTCCAGCCGGACGCCGAGGTTACCGTAGCCGCCCCGGGCTGCGACGATCTCGTCCTTTAAGGCGTCTTGTTCTTGCTTAAGATATGCAGTCCTATTGGCAAGCTGCTTGTGCGGCAGGTTGTCGATCCCGTTGGGTCCGCCCTGCACTGGGTCACTTTCTTCGATCTGGTAAATGCCGGCTTCCCACTGTGCGGTTTCTTGAAGGTCCGCCATCTAACATAACCCCCTTAAACCAGGATTACCCATTCTCCCTCGATTTCGAGGTCGCTATCCTTCTCGATGGCGCCGCGCGTTCTGCGCGCGAACAACTTTCCATCCGACCGTAATAACCCAATCTCTGTGATCCGTAGCCCGTTAGCATCACTGGGGAGAATAACAAAATCGAACTGCACCGATGTTGGCGTAGGTCTGCTGGCAGCTAAGATCGGCTTTACGAATGCGTTCGTAATTTGGGTATCGCTCCGGCTTGGAGGCAAGTCATTAGTGCCAACCGCAACGTGCGTCACGGGCATTATAGACCCGCCCTCCACGAAGCACCGGGCTATCTCGTCGCGGGGTATGTCAACGACTATGTTGCGCTCCTCCCACTCCTCGATTACCTGGCCCCTGCGCTTAATACGCAGTCGCAGATAGCCTTGCAGCCCAAACGAATCCTGTAGTTGCAACCTCACCGCATTCACCTCCTTAAGCTATTGCGTGGTAATCCTCAATCACCTGTCCCCGGCGCTTGATGACGAGGCGGAGTTCATCTGCTATGCCGGCGCTGCCACGCAGGGTAGACCCGTCGTGAAGCCGGCCGTAATTGTAGCGGCGCCTGCCGTTGTGCGTGGCCACTTTATCTCCGTAGCGGGACCAGGTAACCCATCGGCTAAACCCACTATGCGTCGCCGCGCCGCTATAGACCTGGTACGGGCCTCGTATTCTACTCCCCGCATGCCGCCAGCGCGCGCCGCCGCCGTCGTGCCGGAAAGCCGCGGTATAACTACAGGTACCCGGCAGAACTTCGTTAAGCACCGGCCGCACTTTAATGCGCAGTTTCAGCCTGTCTGCCAGGGACCATGCATTGTAAAGAGCCTGGCCATCGTGTCTCAGGCCACCCCGGTGGTCGTCCTGGGAGCCTACCGCGCTGTCTGTAAACGAAAGCTTGCCCGTCAGACTTACTGCATCTTCAAGCGGTATGCGATCAGGTCCCAGTGTCAGATCCAGTGCAAACGCAGCGAGTTTCGTGTGCGCGGGCTTGATGCGATTGATCGCGTCGACGAGCACACGTACATCCTCAGCTGTCAGGGAGCGATCTTCGTCTAAGTCCGACACGATCTTAAACTCCGACCACCGCAAGCCGCCGGTATGGTTTATGGCTCCGTCGTATCGGTACTGGCCGTTAAAGAGTGGATAGACGACGCCGTCTTTGTACAACTCGTGTATGTACGCTTTGGGATATCCCAGCAAGTTCAATACGCGTCGCACACTTGCAGCGGTGCCGCTTGACGCGTGCAGGCTGTACGCCGCCAGCAATCGCTGGCGATAATACTCGTCGCTTTCGCCGGAATAGCGGACAAGTCCGCGTTCGCGGCCCAGCTCGTCCAGCGCCTTGCCCGTAGCCGTAGCAACAAACGCCTTTTCGCGAAGCAGAAAGATCGCTTCCTGGGCGTCGTCGTAGTTGGGCCCAAGTGCCCGGGCAAGTTGGTCCGCGTCGCTGCCATCCCGTGGCGCGCGCTTAAAAATACGGTGTAACAGGTAGTAGAAATAATCGGCAAAGGACATTAGCTCACCCTCTGTACCCTCACAGTAACGGCGCCCTTAACGGCTAACTCGCGTGCGTTCACCGGTACGTCCGTGGCCGGCGCGCTCAGAGTCACGTTCAGCACGTGCTCAATCGTCATCAGGTTGGCGATCACCTGCGCCCGGATCACGCCGAACTCCGGCGACACTTTGGTAATGCCGGAGGTGTCCGTCTCGTCGTAGCGGAACATCCGGTCAATGATATCCTCGGCTTCCGCCTGGATCTCGGCCAGGTCGCCGTGGTCCGGGTGTACATGCAGCGTGACGTCGAAGTCCACGTAAACAGGCGTCGGCCCCATTACTAAAACATCTGCACAAAGGGGTTTGCGCTCGTCGATATGCGCCTGCACCTGATCGACAAGGTCCTGCGTCGGAAGGCCCGCGCTGCCGGTGATGATGACGTCCACCGTGCCCTGGCCGCGCGGTAACTGATCATCAACCCGTACGACAACAACGCCCGGGACCTCCTGTGCCCACGCAATGTACGCGTCGCGGGTGCCGCCCGCCGAAAGCTGGCTCCATTTGGCTTTAACCCTGGCCCGCAGGGCGTCGTCCGTCTCGTCGTCGGTGCCCTCGCGGGTAATCCAGTCCGCGGTGTTGGTCACGTAGTCGATGCCCGCGATGTACGTTACCAGCTCGCTAATCTGACCGCTGCCTGCGTTATACTTGGCGCCGGCGAACTCGGCCTCCACGGGCACGGTCACCTCCAGTGACCCCTCTTCGAGTACCGTCTGGGTAGTGACTACAAATTGGAGGCGCTCTCCGTAACGGTCCACCGCCGTGGCCACTATGGTACCGGCCGGAATGACCACGTTGCCGCCGGAAGCATTGCGCCCGAAAATGACGTTCCCCTGGGTCTTCTGGGCCAGCTTGCGGTACACCTCGTACTCTGCAGCACGTAGGTCAAGCCAATCCCCGGTGGCGGTGTCCACGTAGAGCTGCGGGACTACCGTCTTGAGCAGGTTGTACAGGTCCGCAAGCCCTTGGTTGGCCATCTCTAAGAGCGTGTAGAAGACGCCGCCCGGCCGCAGGTTGGTAATCCTGAAGCCCAAGTCGCGGAGCTTCGTCTTGGCTGCTTCCATCAGTTCGCCGAAGGACTTAACCGGTATCACGTCTTCGGGCTTAATCACGTCGCACCATCCCCAAATGTGATGCCTTCCTGACTGATGGTCAGCACAATGGCCGCCTCGTCCTCGGGAATCTCGCCGTAATCGTTTTCAAAGGCGGTAGCCGTCGGCCGGAAGGTAACGCCCACGGTGACCTGGTCGCGCGTCCGGGACGTGATACTCACTTTGATCGACTCGGAGTCGACCTGGTCATCCTGGGCGACGCCCAGCCGTATCACCTGTTCCAGATACAGCCGGTTGAGCTCCGTGTCTTCCTGGTGCAAGAACGCCTGCACGCCGATACCGTAATCACGGTGCTGCCAGAGGTCGCCGGGGAAGGTCAGCAGGCGGTGTTTTACGTCCTGGAGCAGGCATTCCAGATCCACCACCGTCTCGGCGTCGCCGTCCGCCGCCACCACGAAGTTGCCGTTGTCGTCAAGCAGAATGTCCTCCATCGCCGCCTCCTAAATCTTCGCCACCACGACGAACCGGCAGCCCTCCTCGATGGGGAGGCAGGCCACCTGGTCGCCGTCCTTGAGGCTCGTCTGAAAGTCGAACCGCGTCAGGTCCGAATAGACCGTCGTGCCTTCGATATCGCTGCCGTCCGGGTTGACGGGCGACGCTGTGACGCCGATACGCGAATACGCCGCCAGGTGCTCGGCGATCAGCGCCGGGCGCAGCCCGTATCCTTCGACGTTGACCTGACTGCCGGACATAGTGCCGATAGCTGCTGTTGCAAGCGTGCCGACGAACGGTTCCGACGGATCGCCGTACATGAACCCCAGGCGCACCACGTTGCCGGCCGCCAGCGCTACGGGCAAGGGGTCGCACTTGACCGGCGGCGCAGTCGCGTCGTCGCTGCCCTCGCGCGTCAGCGGCTGCAGGTGCAGGCCGCCGCTGGTACTGAGAACCTTTGCCTTGCAGGCTAAGTGGTACCGGCCGGCAAGCTCCGGAAAAAGCCGCAGCACGGTTTTTCTTACTAACTCCAGAAGTTTGTCCACCCGCGCGTCCATTACGCCTCCAACTCCCGGAAGTAGAACTCTGTGCGCAGCGCGCCGTTCTCATTCAGGAAGTGGCGCACTGTTTCGACTAAGTAGCGCGTCGACTTGACTTCCGGCCAAATGATCTCTATCTCTTGTGAATGATTCACGAACGGCGAGACTACCGTCAGGAGCCTGCCGGCGCCGGTCGTTGTGCCCGCCGCGCGCTGGCCCTGAGGCTCGCGATCCGTGAAAAACTCGAGATCGATGATATTTTCCCCGTACTGGTAGCTGTAGACCGGACCGGGCTGCGGCTCCGGCTTATTCCAGTAAAACTTCTTCCCCTTGAAGTACCAGTCGTGGCCGAGCCCCCAGGTGGCGTTCACCCGCCGGACCAAGTCGGACACGTTTTCACCGGCGGCCACGAAGCGTGGCTTCCGCGCGTACGCCGTGTTGTCAAGCTCGAACTCGGTCACGCCCGCCTGCTGCAGGCCGGAGCGGATCACGTCCTGCGGCGTGACGTTCAAAAACGTCTGTACCACCGGCGTCCTGAACAGCTTCACCGCTTCGTCCTTGCACAGGTATCGTGGGTGGCGCGGCTCCGCCACATAGCCGGAAAAAACGCAATAGGCGTTCTCCAGGTCATAGCCGACCCAGATCTCTACCGGCACGTCCTTCGCAAGCCCCAGTTCGGGCAGGCCCTTGCGCAGCGTGAAGTCGCATATGTCCGCCGGCTCCTTGCGCGAAAGCCAAAGGTCGAAGGCGTCAAACTGGTTGCGCACCTTGTTATCGCCCACTCTTAACTCCACGAAAGGCGAGAAAAGGTTATCCAATGTCCTTCCCCCTGAGCCAGGCCAAAATCTTCTTGCCCAGGCTTGGTTCCCTGGTGTCCTTGGCCGGTGTCGCGGCAGTCTTGTCCAGTGCCCATTGCATCCACGGGTCCTTGTATGGCCGCGCCGGTTTGCTTTTGCTGGCGCTCGAAGTACTTGCACTCGGTTTCGGCGCTGGCGCCGGTCGTCCTGAAGGCTTTTTGGCCACCTTGACTTGAATGGGCACATGCTGCGTAAACTCGCATATCACCAGAACCTTGTCGCTGCGGTTGTCCTCGAAAGTCTTCAGGTCGCTGAAAATCACCTCGTTGATCCCGCGGGCCTGAACATGTTTATTTACAATCCGGTAGACACCGGGCTTTTGCTGGTCCGGCGATTTTCTGAATAACTGCTGTATGGTACGTATTTGCTCCGAGCAGTCCCCGCCGTCCACCTCCGGGACCAGGATGAGATTGAGTCGCACCCGGGCGTTATCGAACCCCACGGCCTGGGTGACCCGTTTGCCCGGGATCTCGACTTCGTCAACCTTGACGGGAGCGCTGATTTCCAAACTCTCAAAGGTGCCCGGCAGGAGAACGCCGCCGACCATTACCTGTCCCACTTCGGTGGTGATAAACTGCACGGTTAATCACCCTGCATGTCCAGGTACCGGAGCGCCAGGTCCACGTACTCCTCGAACCCGCTCTGCTTCTGCCCGCCGCCGTTCACCAGCACCACGATCGGCCGCCGGTCCCGGGTGAACACGCTCTCGCGGTCCCGGGACGTTTCGCGGACGCGGATGACCTCCCGCAGGCTGACCGCCGGCGTACGGCCGAGCGGGGAAGTGCCCCAGGAACCGAACCCGCCTTCCGGCACGGCGATGCCGCCCATAGTAGCAGCCGCCACCGCATGGAGGTACGGCGCGCGCAGCCGGATCCCGGCTGCAAACGTGTTGACCAGCGCCATCCCGGACTTAGTAAGTGTAGAGAGGGGGCCTTCTTTCGCATCCGAGAAAGGCAGCAGCCGCCGGACCTTCGCCAGGGCACTCCTGACGATCTCTGCAGGCTTGTTAACGACACTCTTGATGCCGTCAACAAACGCCTGGATAAGCGCCCGGCCGGAGGCTTTGAACTGCTCCACTTTCCCGGTGATGTACGTCACCGCGTTAGTAAGCGCCCGGCCGGCGTATTCCTTGATCTTGTCCCAGTTGCGCCAGATCAGAAGCGGGATGCCGACCACCGGCATCACCGCGGCCAGGATAAGGGGCGCGTCCTCGCGGACCCGCGCGACCAGGCCGGAGAAGACGCCACCGATCCACTCCTTCGCCGCGGCGAACTTGCTCTTCACGTATTCCCACCGCTCGGCCAGGAACGCCGTCACGCGGTCCCAGTTGCGCCAGAGCGCGTAGACGGCAACGCCGAGGCCGACGATGGCCATCACGACCCACGTAATAGGGTTGGCCAGGAGCGCCGCGGTAAAGGACCAGACGGAGGCAATCAGCCCGGGCAGGGCGCGGACGGCCGTGAAGATGGCCGCGCGGCCGAAACCCAGTATTCCGCGCGCCGCCGCCAGGGCTGCTGAACGCGTGAGATAAAACGCAACCTTAAGGAAACTAAAAGTTGTGCGGAACGTTGTACGTGCTGCCCCACTAAACCACGCGAACCCCTTTCTAATCTGGGCGAAGCTCCACATCACATACCCACCCAGCATGACAAGGCCCGCGCCCACTATTAGAATGGGCGCCAACACAGCCAGCGCGGCCGTGCCAATCGCCGCGATGAGCAGGGCAGTCCGCGTCAGAGTCGGGTGCGTCTTGACAAAGTTCTGGAAACTCTCCACCCAGCCTTTAACCGTTGGGACAAAGGCTTTGATGAGCGGGGCCAGTTCGTCTCCTATAATACTTTTTGTGATGGCCACGTTCTGCCCCAGGACCTCCAGGCTTGCGCCCAGGTCGGTGTTCATCGTCCGGGCCATCTGTTCGGTGAAGACGGTGCCCTGGCGTATTGTTATCCCCAGCTCGTCAATATTCCCGCGCAACAGCTCGAACTTACCGTACAGCAGGTCGATGAGCGCCACCGCTTCCCCGCGGCCGAACGCCTCCTGCAGCTGCTGCTTTTCCTTCGCGTCAAGCGTCTCACCGTACTTGCCCCGTAGCTTGTCTATTATGTCGACTATACCCAAAAGCTGGTTGTTGGCATCGACGAAACTAAGGCCCAGCTTCTCGCCGGCCTTGGCCGCGGATTGGACGAACGCCTTGTACTTGGTGCCGGCCTCGCCACCCGGCATCGTGGCCTGCGCCATACCCAGCACGGCCAACTGCTCCTCGAAAGGCCGCTGTGCGGTAGTGGCCGCCGCCCCTAGCGTCGTGAGGGCCTGTGACATCTGTGACCCGGTGGTCTTGAACGACTGCACGCTGGCCGCGATTCCGGCGCTGAACATCTCTGCGAACTCGAAGTCTGACATATAGCTGTACATGTCCTTGAAAATCCCGTAACCGGTAGCGAAAAGACTGGTCATCTCAGCCGTCGTAGACTTGGTGGCCTTGGCCGTGAGCGCGGCAATCTTAGTAAACTCACCTACGGCGGCGTCCGAGAGGGATGAGATCCCGGACTTGATATCGTAAGCCGCGCTGATAAACTGGGCCTCCGTCGTGCCCGCCCACTCGGCGCTGAATTTCCTGGCCGCGTTAGTGAGGGCATCAAGGTTTTTAATACCCAGCGATGCCAGTTCGCCCAGGGCACGCTGGTTTTCGATCGTCGGCGCCAGCATATTGCCCAGGCTGCGTGCGACCTTGTCCGCCGCTCCCTGGACCAGGGCGCCCGATACGGCCATACGCTGGCCGAAGTCGATCATACCCTTGGCCTTTTGAACCGTGTTCTCGAAGTTTTTAAAGGTCTCTGTCATCTTCCGGACTGGGCCGGTCAACTTGTCGACCACACTTACGATTACGGCCAGGTTGTAAAGGCTATCCACCTTGACACCCTCTCTCGGCAGGTGATACGCTTGGCTTGGAGGAGGTGTTGCCAATGTCCTGGTTAGGTATTTTCCTCCTGCTTTTTGGCTTTGGCTGTTTTCTGGGCCTCGTCTACGGCTTAATCCGGTTCGGCATCCCGACCATCGTCTGGGGAATCGGTCAGGTAGCCACAGGTATACGTGAAGGTATCCGCGAAGGGCTGCGCGACGGAGACGAGCGAATCAGGAAATTGGAGGCCGCGCGTCAGGCCCGCCAGGCCAACCGGCAGTGATGCCGGTTTTTTATTTTTATTTCCCGAACATCTCCGCCACCGCCAGTATCACCCCGCGCTTTACAGCCAAAACCCACCGGTCTTCGTAGAAATACGCCAGCGCGGCAAGGTCACAGAAAGTCTCATCGTCCAGTTCCCGGAGTTCCTCGGGTGCCAGGCCGAAGTGGAGCCGTACCAGCGCCTCGGCCTGGCCAAGCCCGTCCTCGCGCAGCCGCTCGACCCGGCTTACAATTTCCTGGATAAAAAATCCTGGTTCGCGCCGATGATCTTCTGCAGTTCCGCGCCCAGGGCCAGGATCAGGCCGGGCTTTTCCTCGACCTGCTTCCGCAACACGTCCGGGCTCGGGTGTAGCAGGCAACCGAAGACCAGGTTATTGGTGGCCTTCAGCATGTCCTTGGCTACTTCCCGGGCAAACCGGCTGAGGTCCGCCCAGCCCGGCTTGCGGAAGTAGAATGTCATCGGTTCGCCAGCGTCATCGACGTCGCTGGCGATCTCGTACACCTCGCCGTACTGCTGCTTCCACTCTTGGATCTTGTCCTCGTTCGGCATGTTCTCAACCCCTCACAGCCTTAGTTCGGCGCCAGACCGTCGCGCCAGATGCCGCCCAGGATTTTCAGCTCGTACTCGACCTTGAGCTCCTTGTCGCCCTGGCCGCCCGAGTGGCTAACCTTCGTGATCTTGCACGCCTTCAGGACGTCCGTCTTCGTCGGCTGGTCCTCGTTCGCGTAGCTTACCGTGATGGTGAAGGGCGGGATCCCGTACAGCGACCTGCCCTGTTTCTTGGCGTAGGCCACGAACTTGTCGTGCTCTTCCTTCAGCAGCGTGACCTTGCCCTCGGCGGAGTAGTTGCCCGCGCCGTACCCCGTGGGGTTCGACCCCTTGCCGTAAACCGCCTCGATTTCCTTGCTGTCGTTGTACTCGATGTTTTGAAAGTCGATCATCTCCCCATAGGGCAACACCACGCTGATGTCCTCCCAGCTATACTTCTTGCCGTTGATCACCCGTCAACACCCCCCTTTAGGCCGCGGCCTGGAACGGGTTCTCGTAGCCTATCTCGAGCTCGATCCACCGCATAATCGCCAGCGGCACGATGCGCACCTTCACGCGGATGGTGGATGTCGCCAGCACGTCCTGGTCGCGCGGTATCACCACGCGGCCCGCGGCGATCTCGCCGGCACCGACCATCGTATCCAGCGGCGCCGTGAATTGCGCCTCCATCGCGGCAAGGCTTTTCTCTATATTGGTGGGGTCGATCTCCGCGTGCTCGAACCGCAGCGCCGTGTTGCGCACCAGCGTGCAGGCCTTGTCCATCGGCCGGCGCAACTCCACGTACCGAAAGTCAGAGATGCTCTCCGCGGCGATCCGGCCGTTCGTTATATAGAACCCGGACAAGCCGACGTACTGCCGG